CGGGTCTCAACTTCAAGGTTGAGCAGGGCAAGCATTTCCGCACTTTCGGTGAGCAATTGCAGGCCATTCACCAGGCAGCGATTACGCGCGGCCAGGTGCAGGATCCGCGCTTGAACTGGGTCAATAATGATTTCACCAAAACCCGCGCCGGTGCGGTTGAATATGATCCGACCGGCGGCGGCTTCCTAGTTCAAACCGATTTTGCCGCTACGGTCTTCACTTTGTCCCATGATATGGGCCAAATTCTGAGCCGGGTTAACAAAATCCAGATCAGTGCCAATGCCAATGGCATTAAAATTCCTGGCATTGATGAAACCAGCCGCGCGACCGGATCGCGCTGGGGCGGTGTTCAATCCTTCTGGCAAGCGGAAGGCGCGCAGCCGACCGATACCAAGCCTAAATTCCGTATGCTGGAATTTGACCTGAAAAAGCTGATGTCGCTCATGTATATGACCGATGAATTGCTCAGCGATACGACCGCCTTGACCTCGATCGCAGCCCAGGCATTCTCGGAAGAAATCATGTTCATGACCGAAGATGCGGTCTTTGAAGGTACCGGTGCGGGTCAGCCCTTGGGTATGATCAATGCACCGGCTTTGGTCCAAGTGGCCAAAGAAAAGGGGCAACCGGCGGGCACGATCCTGACCGAAAATATCGACAATATGTGGTCCCGCATGTGGTCGCGGTCGCGGATGAATGCGGTATGGTATATCAATCAGGATTGCGAACCGCAATTGAACCAATTGGTTCGTACCGCCGGTACGGGCGGCCAGCCGGTCTATCTGCCGCCGGGTGGCATTTCGCAATCGCCCTATGGCCTGCTTTATGGCCGTCCGGTGATTGCAACCGAATACAACGCGGCCTTGGGCTCGGTTGGCGATATTCTGCTGGCAGACCCCAGCATGTATCTCTTGGCCGATAAGAACGGCGTACAGGCGGCAACCTCGATGCATGTTGCCTTCCTGACGGATCAACAGGTCTTCCGCATCACCTATCGGGTTGATGGCAAACCCATGGTGACTTCTGCCATCACGCCGTTCAAGGGCAGCAACACCCGCTCGCCCTTTGTGGCTTTGGCCGCACGGTAATTTAACGCCAGCCAGCCTGTTCAATCCCCAGCGAGCCTCATTCGCTGGGGACAAGGCCGTTTTAGCCTTTTCCCATTTTTTTGGAGATTCCAAATGGCTCGTCAAACTTCAATGGCGGCATCCTTTCCGCCGGTCAATCTCTTGCCGCCTGCAGCCGACGCTGCCGGGCGGACCAGCACGTATGCCAGCCTGAAAAACGCGCTTAAGGCCTTCGTGGTCGTGACCGTTAATCAGGGGAACGCCGCAACCGTCGGCATTTCCCTTCTGCAGGGCAAGGACGTTTCGGGTACCGGCTCGAAAGCGATCAGCGCTACGCCGATCTACCTGACGGCAGATGCTTCCACCAGCGACCTTCTGGTTGCTCAGGCCGCGGCGGCATCGTTCACGACTTCGGCTACGACCAAGACCAAAGTGGTCTTGTTCGAAATCGTCCCCGAACAGGTGCTGGATGTGGCCAATGGCTTTAAGACCATTGCGGTGCAAACCGGGGCGTCAAACGCTGCCAATATCACGACCGCCACCATTCATGTGGTGGGCGCGGTTCAGGGCGCCACGATCCCCTCAACGCTCACCAACTAACGCTTAATTGAGGTCATGGCGGCGCGGGTTATCTCGTGCCGCTATTGATCGCTTGAGTTTCGGCCCGTCATTCTAGGAGGCTTCTATGATCAATAATAACCGCACCCGTCTGGTTGGCGGGCGGGTCGAGACCTATGATTTTGTGACCCAGGAAACGGTGAATTCGAACGCACCGATTTTCTTTCAAGATGATTTCATTGGTGGGCGCGGCAATGCCTTTCCAACCACGGCCACCGCCGGTGAACCCTGGGTAAAGAAAATCGTTGGTGCTGCACCGCCGACGGTTAATGCGGTTGCCAATGCCGCTGGCGGTCAGGTGTCGATGGCGCTGACCTCGACCAGTGAAAAACAGGATGCGGTGTTATATTTCGCCGATAATCTGTGCTTTGACGTCACCAAGAATTTGGTGTTTGAAGCGGTCGCGCAATTATCGGTCCTGCCCAGCGCAGCTGGTGTTCAGGCTGTCTTTGGGCTGCAATCGGCCTGGATCGACGGGCCGGACAATGCGTCCTTTTATTTGGGATTCGGCGCCCTTGCCAATGGCACGATCCTGATGCGTTCCTATGACGGAACCACGCGATCAGCGGTCTCAACCGGCATCACCTTTTCGACGACCGACCAGCATGTGTGCCGGATTGATGCCAGAAATGTAGCCGATATCCGGTTCTTTATCGACGGGGTCGATGTTACCGGGGCCATTGGCACGATCAGCTTTGCCGCCACTGGTGCCAGTGCCGTGCTGCAGCCTTATGCCAGCATGTACAAACCCTCCGGTACCGGTGTCGGCACGCTGACGCTGGATAAGGTCGACTGCATGGTCAACCGGTCGTAAGCGGCGCCATCGAACAGCCAGTAAGGACAAACCTATGAGTGATGATAAAAACCCGGCTGATGGCATTCAGACACAGCCGGCCCCGGATGCCGGTACTAATGGTGATCCGTCGCCTCAACCCAATCCGGACACTCAATCCGAGGCGGCGCCAGCTGCCGGTGAGCAATCGGAATCGGCAGGTTCTGAGGCCCCACCTGGGGCTGATGTTCAACCCGAGGCTAAGAACGATCCGGTACCGGAAATCGTGGTGCCGCATAATCCTTATGAAATCGGGCAAAGCGTGACCTACGGCAACCGTACAGTTTTGGTTGAAGGGGTCCGCAGTCATATCACCGATGGCTTCTTTGTCATGATCCAAGGTGATTGGGTCGGCTGTGACGAAATTGCAGCGGTGGATGCACCCGCAAATCAATAGTCAGCGCGCCCCCAAATCGGAACGGTCTGATGCGCTATTTTAACCGCATGATGCAGCCAGCCACGGAGCATAATGATGGGCCTGACAATCGGCATAGATCAGATCACGGCAACCATTTTGTCGGGGACAGCAGTCACAACGCCCTCAACCGGCATTGCCTTGGGCGCCAAAACGCTGGTCGGGATTGTGATGCCGTCGGCTTGGACTGCGGCTGCGATCACGTTTCAAGTCTCGGCTGATGGCGGCACGACCTGGTCGGAAATGACGACGTCAGCGGGGGCGGCGGTTAGCTACACGGTCGCAGCAGGACAATTTATAGCGATTGATCCGGCTCTCTGGCGCGGGATTAATTTAATTATCATCCGCTCGGGTACGTCGGGATCACCGGTCAATCAAGGTGCTGACCGCGTCCTGACCCTGATTACGCGCCAGGTCGCCTAGGGGTATGGCCCGCTTTCTTTATCAGATCAGTTCAACGGTCATAGCCCCGCCAACTTCCGGTCTGACTACATTGGCGACGGTTAAAACCGATTGGAATATTACCGGTACGACCGATGACACCTTCATCAATAATTTGATCGCGCGCTGTTCGCTCTCAATCAGCCAATATTTGAACCGCACTTTGGGGCTGGGCACTTATCTCGACACTTTCCGACCGGATAAGCAGTCCAATTCGGTGTTCATTGATTGCGGCAATTGTGCGCCCCTGCGTCTTCGGAATTGGCCTTTGGTGTCGATTGATTCAATCATCGAAGGCACAGTGACCCTGGCTGAAAACACGGACTTCGAAGCGGATTATGCGACCGGTCTAGTCCACCGGCTGGATAAAAGCGGTAATCCGCGCGATTGGGGATTTGACATAATCAGCGTGACCTATCACGCCGGTTACGTTTTGCCCGGTGACAGCTCTGGCACGCGCAGCTTGCCTCTCGATATCGAAGATGCAGCAAGCCGCATGGTATATATGCGCTATGTCGAACGCGGGCGTGATCCGATGATCGCCGAGGATACAATGTTCGGCTTGGGCACGATCAAATATTTTAACCGCGCGGAAAATGGCAATATGCCGCCCGACGTTATCGACATCTTGAACAATTATCGCCTGCCGGTGTTTGGATGACGCCGCGCCAGGTGATCGCCGGGATTGATACCCGCTGCGCCCAATATGGCGAACAGGTCACTTTTACCCGCTATACCGGCCAGGGATCAGGTCGCACGGTTCAAGCCACTGCAACCACTCAGGCCGTCATCGTGCCTTATGGCGCAAAAGAATTGATCGGTGGGATTATACAAGGAGACGTAAGGGTGATTTTCTCACCCACCGGTCTCAATGCCGCCGGTTGGCCCAATGGCGCTCAATCGCTGGTCGCAGGTGATCAGTTTTCGATGCGTGGGCGGATTTGGAAAATACAATCGATTGACATGCGCATGATGGGCACCCAGCCGGTGCGCTTTGAATTGCAGGTCCGGGGGTAAGACTAATGTCCGCGCAATTTGAACGGATCAGAGCGCGGATCGGGCAATTAACAAGCGAGGCGGCATCCCGGAAACTGGCTGAAATCGCCACGGCGCGACGCGATCAAATCGTTGCGGCTTCCGACCCCAAGCCGGAAGTCAAATCCTGGGTCGATGGCGCAGAAAGTGACAATTACGAAGCCGTTAAGCCAAACGGTACGATCCTAATGCGTTTCTTCCGGCTCAATACGGCCTTTGACTGGATCTATCAGACGCTGGTTCAACGTTCGCCCTATCGCGATAAACGGGCAGGGGCCCAGCCCGCAACCCATTATGCCGATGAACACGTAATCTTTATTGACGGGCAAAAAGTCGATGAAATGCCGCGGGACTTATCCGGCATTAATGAAGTGATTATCGCCAATCTGCAGCCCTATGCGCGAAAGATTGAAAAGGGTCTATCCGTCTTGGCTCCCGATGGCGTGTATGAATATGTCGCGAGTGAAGCCCGCGCGAAATTCAAAGGCTCGGTCAATATCGAATTCGACTACCGCGTATTTCCCGGGGCTGGTCCCAAAGGCCCAGCTTTTCGCAAGGCGCGCACCCCGCGTTCAGCGGCTCATGATGATCGTTTCCCAGCCATCATTATCACGCCGGTAAGATTGTGAGGTCACAGTGACAGGCAATGCGCAGGCGCTGGCCGATATCAAGACACAATTGGCAAGTTATTCCGATTGGCCCTTGGTTTTCGCCAATGATCGCTTTGATCCGCCCGGTGATGGCAATCCATGGATTTTTTTGGAATTAAGGCAGCCAACACCGCCTGTGAATACCTTAGGCGGCTCGGGTCAGCGCCTGGTCACCAATGATGGGTTCTTACGTGTACATGTCATGGTGCAAATCGGCACCGGCGCTGAACAGGCATTTTCGATTGCCGATAATTTGCGCAACCTTTTGGCCATGCAATCCTATGGAACGATCACGGCCTTTGCTGCCACGGTCCCTGAAATCGGGCAGGGCACAGATGATGGCAATTACAATGCGGCCTCATTCTCGATCCGCCTTCGCTGGCACTATTACCAATAGCTGACCGCATAACGCTCGTTTGTCCCACTGCATTCTTTCATCACATACCGCCACTTGGGCGGCTTTTTTAGCAGGAGCATCCCATGACCGGTTCTGGCTTGGCTATTGTTGATAATATTAAAATGGGTTACGCGTTTGAAACCACGCCGGGCACGATTCCGGCGGCTGCGTTTCAAACCTTGCGGCCCAAGGGTCAATCGCTGGATGCTTCGCTCAAATATAAAGCATCCGATGAATTCCGTGCCGATCGGCAGGTATCCGACCAGGTCCTGATCGATGCAAGCCCGGCAGGTCAGATTTCGGGCGAAATTTCCTTTGGATCCTTTGACGATTTCCTTCAAGCGGTCATGTCGCAATCGGCCTGGACCAATCTGCTGCGCCAGACCGGCGTGTCGGTCACATCAACTTCGGTCTTCACCATTCCCTCGGGCGGCGCTGCAGCTGTTGCCAATCATGTTGTCCGGGCGGCCGGTTTTGCCACGGCAGGCAATAATGGCCTGTTCCCGGTGGCATCTTCGACCGGAACCACGGTCACTGTATCCGGCACACCCTTGACAATTGAAACATCAGGTGCTGCCAAATCCTTGCGCATTTGGGGTTTCACCTCAACGTCAGGCGATATTACGGCAACCGCGTCGGGTCTTGCGTCCACTACGCTGGATTTCACGACGCTCGGCCTTGCCATTGGTCAGATCCTCAAGATCGGTGGTCCTCTGGCCGCAAACCAGTTTGCGACTGCGGCGAATAAAGGCTTGGCGCGCATCACCGCCATCGCCGCCCATGCGTTGACGCTCGACAATCTGCCGGTTGGCTGGGCTACCGATACTGGTACGGGCAAGACCATTTATGTGCAGATTTCGGATCGCTTGCAAAACGGTGTCACTCCGCAAAGCTTCACCATTGAACGCTGGCATACCGACATCACCCAATTCTTTCAGTTCATGGGCATGTATATAGACAAACTGACCCTGAATTTGACTCCTGCGGCGATCCTGGATGCGCAATTTGATTTCAAGGGCGTGGGTTACGCCCTGACCCAGACGACAGCGTCAACCGGTTCCTATGTCGCCGCACCCACGACAGCGGTGATGAATGCGGTCAATGGTGTGCCGAAAATTCAAGAGGGCGGGAACAATACCGGCTATTTGAAAAAAATGACCTTGACCGCCATGAATAATACGCGCGAGCAAAAGGCCGTGGGCACATTGGGCAATGTCGGTATCGGCTTTGGTAAATTCGCCGCCCAAATAACTTTTGAAGCCTATTTTACCTCCGCCACTTTGTATAACAAATATCTTGCCGCCACCTTGACCAGCTTGATGTTTGCAACCTCGGACCCCGCCGGCAATTACTATGTTTTCACACTTCCGGCGGTCAAATTGTCTTCGGCCAAGATCAGCGCGGCAGGCATTAATCAGGACGTGACTATGCAGGTCACGGCGGATGCGCTGATCGATACGGTCAGCGGCGTGATGATGCAAATCGACCGCATCCCGGCCTAAGCCGCATCTCGTTTCCAAAGGCTTGGTGGCTTGCCTTTGGGCCTCCCAACCGTGCTTGCGGAGCATCTATGTAAGCGCAATGGCTGCGATCTGCTGGTGCTGAACAATGAAGCCTTGTCGCCTGAACAAGAAATGGTTCAGTATCTGATGACAATTACACATTGCTTCTCCGCGCGCTTATACGGCCTGAGAAATTACCGAAAAAAGCTGGATGAGGCACTAAAGTCCGAGGCGTCTCAATGATCCTCGGCCAACGCATCGCCCTCGACCCCAACAAAGCCGAAACACGCTATTTCTGGCGCGCCGCCGGCGTGAACCGCAAAGCCTGGAACTGGGGCAAGTCGGAATGGGATGAGGATTTTGCCGCTGCGAAAGCGCTTGAGACTATCGACCCCATCCGGGCAAAGGCGATGCGCCCGTCCGCGCATGCTTTGAAAGCAAAATGGGCTGAGATCCGCAAAACGGAATTCCCGTGGTCCTTCGAGGTCACAAAGTGCGCCGGGACTCAGGCCATTCTCGATCTTGGCGTGGCCTACGCCCGCGCCGCCAAAGAGCGCGCTGATGCCAAGCGCGAAGGTCGTAAGCCTCGTAAGATGTTCGGCTTCCCGAAATACAAATCGCGCACAAAGTCCATTCCGTCTTTTGCCCTCTGGAACGACCAATTCCAAATCCGTAACGTCTATGGCTTTGGTCGTGACCGCTCAGAAATCCGCATTCCCAATCTGGGCTGGGTGCGGTTGCGCGAACCGGTTAAATCCATCGGCGGGATCATGGGTGCGCGGATTAGCTACCATCGCGGACGTTGGTTTGTCGCGATCCAGCACGATCTCGACTGGAATGACGGCGAAAAATCCGCCAAAGCGCTTAATCAAGCCAAGTCTAAGGAGCGCAAGCGCCTCGGCCTTGAAGCCACCGATCCGCTAGACTTCGACGAAGGCGCCTATCAGCGCTCCAATCGCTTCCTCCCCACCCATCCCATGTCTGGGTGTGTCGGGGGTGTCGATGCTGGCCTATCCAGCCTGGTAACGACAACGGTTATCAGTGCTGCTGGGATTACGACGACGAAAACACCCCGCGTCCGGCACGATGCTCGGACGCAACGTCAAACCAGGATCGAAAATCGCCGCAAGCGCAAACTGAATAAATCAATCACGCGCGCGAGGATCAAATTAGCGGCAAAGAAGCTGGGGATTGCCGAGAAAGACGTTAAGCCTAAGGATTATAGGACAATCAAGTGTCGTCTGTCGAAAAACCAGAGCAAGCTCTCCCGCCAAATTGCCAAGGTCCAAGGTCGGTCCTCAGATTGCCGACGAGACACGTCACATAAGGTCTCGACCGAGATTGCCCGCTCAGCGGAAATTATCGTTATCGAGGAATTGGCTGTCGCGGTAGTGTCTCAGTTTGAAATTTAGCTTGATGCCCTTGGACGAAAGCCCCGGTTTCCTATATGCTTAGCGGAAAGTATGAGGACAACAGCTATGATTGCGGCAGATGTTCAAAAAGCCAAGACCGCTCTTGATGCGGCGCTGATAGGGCTTCCCCCTAACAACGCAATTTTATTTGGCATCGACCTATTTGACGAGTTTCGACAGCGAGGTTGGTTTACTTTGGAAAACTTTGGCATCCTGGGGACCCAATTTTTGGCCCAAGAACTACCCGCTTACGACAAGACCCATTTTGTCTGTTCAACTTGGAGTATTCCCGTCGATGAATTTCGAGTGAAATAGTATGCCTAAAGGCCCCCAAGGACAAAAACGCCCCGGTGACGTGATCGGAGCCGCTGTAATGGTGGCTAAGATCGCCACTGGCGAAGTTAGCGATGCGCCCATTGATGACGGCAAAGACCCCGCCGCAAAGGCTTTGGGGGCCAAAGGCGGGGTCGCTAGGGCTATAGCGATGACACCGGAGCGACGCGCTGAAATTGCTAAGCGAGCGGCATCAAAACGTTGGTCTAAACCTTCTTGCTGATCGCTTTTTTGTTAGCAACCGGTTGATTGGTTTGTGACTTAGAAGAAGGTTTTGCAGTCATCGTTTTTTCTAAAGCGTCAGACAGTTCAACCTCCGAAACCATTGTATCGCTATTGACGTTCACTACACCGAACTGTTTTTCATAAGCTTTTAATACTGCGGCGAAACTGCTGCATAGAGCTTTGAAATGTTGAGGAGATAGTCGGATAGTCGCCTGATCCTCAATTTCAATCTTGCCAGCACCGAAATCATCAGTGGTCGCAAAAATAATACTGATATCCCAAGGCGTGATACCTAGTCTGCTTTGGTTTGAATAAATCGAGATATAGTTTGGTGACCGCTTCGATTTTTCCGAACTTTCCGTAATAACCACTTTATTAGTCATGGCGTTCCCCATTATTTCGCTAAAATCGAAACGGCGAATGAACTTTTGTTAGGCGTGATAACATTGGCTGTAACACCTATTTTGTCAAAAACAGTTGTATTTATCTGTGTATTCATTACCACCTCTGCCTCTGAATCATTAGGCTCAAGCCAAGATTGGCCCAGATCGTTGAGACTTACGGCCTCCATTGGATATTCAATGTTGTAATCGGGCTGAGCGCTTGAAATTGCAAACAGAAGATTGCTCAGCGTATCGAGTGTCCAGTTTCCTGGAGCGCCCAGCATCCGATTGATTTGTGGAGGCGTTATTCCCATGCGCCGGGCAAGTTCGGCTTGACTGATACCGCTTCGCAAAAACTCGCTGATCACCAATTCATACGCCTTTCCCCGGTTGCGCGCTTCAAGATATCCAAAAGTCCCCTTCGAGACTTTCTCTCCAGACTTTGGGTCAGACAGCGAAGAAATTATCCGAGACGTAGTCATTGAGATTTGCTCCCTTGTGCGGATTGTACGACGGAAAAAGCTTTCTCCATTCCGCTTTGCATCGTTGAATTTCGTTTCTCCATTCTTTTGATTCCGGTCCCTTCAGGTCTATTCGCCATGCCCACGTAAGCGCCACAAACACATCAGTCATTGCAAATTGCCCAAAAACTCTAATTGCAGGTTTTGGATCAACGCTTCTAATGTACCAAACTTCATCTGTTGGCGGGTCAAGGCGAGCAAGGTAGGCTTTCTTGTTCTTTTTGTACGGTGAGTTGGCGATACTGATTATCGCACCCTCGGTGAAACGATCCAGGTCGCCTCGCAAGCGGCCAAATCTTTTACCCTCGTCTGTATCATTCGACGGCGCTTTGACTACTACGTTATATATTTCAGGTGAAACAAACATGTGTCGCACGGCCCGAACTCCAGGCATGAGCGGAAGCAGATGAAAGAGCCGGCCCTCACCATGCCGATGACGAATTTCATCTCGTATTGACATATAAGTCAATGGCCCCCAAATGACAAGACCCCTACTAAAGGTTAATCCTACCACGCCCGTCCGTGCAGATAAAACTTGGAGTTAAAAGAAACAATATTCTTGACGCTAAGCATAAAAGTTCGTATTGTTTGGGTATGAACACGTTGCCACTCACCAAGCGCGTCCAAATCCTTTCAATGCTCTGCGAAGGGTCATCAATGCGGTCGATCTCCCGCGTGGTTGATGTGTCGATCAACACAGTCACTAAGTTGCTCGAGGACGCCGGTGAGGCTTGCTTGGCCCTGCATGATGAAATGGTGCGGGGCGTGAAAGTCAATCGCGTCCAGTGCGACGAAATTTGGTCGTTCTGTTATGCCAAGGCAAAGAATGTTGCCGCCGCTAAAGCTGCCCCGAATGGCGCTGGCGATGTTTGGACTTGGACCGCGTTAGATGCAGATACCAAGCTAATGGTGTCTTATTTCGTGGGAGATCGGTCGAGCGAAAGCGCCGTGATCGTTGCTGACGATTTACGGGCGCGCATTGCCAATGACCGCGTTCAGATTACCACCGATGGCCTTCCGGCTTATATCGGGGCCATCCAAGAGGCATTTGGGGCCGATGCTGATTACGCCCAACTTGAGAAGGTATATCGCACAGACACCACGATTAAGCCCGGTCGCTATAGCCCGCCCGTATGCACAGGCGCGCGCAAACGGATAGTTGAAGGCAACCCCGACAAAGCGCACGTTTCGACGTCTTATGTGGAACGGGCCAATCTATCTATTCGGATGCAGAACCACCGCTTTACCCGGCTGACCAATGCCTTCTCAAAGAAACTAGACAACCATATTCACGCTTTGGCGCTTTACTTCGCCTTTTATAACTTCTGCCGCATTCACAAGACCTTACGTGTCACCCCAGCTATGGCGGCTGGCATCACTGACAAATTGTGGAGCTTGGAAGACATTGCCAATCGGATTGAAGCGCGTAAGGTTCCAGTCAAACGGGGGCCTTACAAAAAGGCTCAGGCAGAAATTTCAAACTGAGACACTACCGCTGTCGCCAATATGATGAAAAATCATAATTTGGCTGGATCCTTTGCCGATGCAGGGCTAGGCGAACTGCTTCGTCAGATCGATTACAAGGTTAGGGTTTTTGGCGGTATTTGTTTGAAAGCGCCGAGGTTCTTCCCTTCGTCGAAAATGTGCAGTGTCTGTCAGGCTATCAATACCGATCTCGGCCTCAATGACCGGGAATGGTCCTGCGGGGAATGTGGCACGAGACATGATCGAGACGAAAATGCAGCGAAGAATCTAGAGTGGTTAGGCGAAATCGCGGCATCTGACGCGGAAGTCCCCGCCAGTGTGACCCAATGGTCAAGATGGTTTGTCGAAGCAAAAAGAGAGATCGCGGTGTGGCGGTCTCTGAAACAATTGGCACTGAACTGTGCCGATGAGTCGGTAGTGACCGACTGGGTAGGCGAGGCTATCGCCGAAGTTAAGCCCTTGGAGATTGTGGATCGGGGGGTGGAAAACCAGCCTAGTGAAACTGTCGCTGAATTGGGAACCAAGCAGCTGGAAACAGCACGTGATCACTTGTGCTCACGTTTTGGATAGCAGGCACGGCCAGCCTAGACCGGGCAGTACCCTTTGACTCGGTGCCGCCCGGTCATTTTTTGACATTCCGACGGATTTTACGGGCAAACGCGGCTCGCCCGTTTTCGCGCGTTTAAACATGCCGCTTTCAACCCATCCTGAAAGGATAAACCATGACCTCGATCTATGATGAATTTGCAACCGATGCCGATCTTGAAGCCCATGGCTTTGATTATGACCTGGGTGATCTGGGCAAGTTTAAAATTGCCGCCTGGATGAATGAGCGCCATCAGGCCGTGCTGAAACGGTTGCGCGCGCCTTATAAATCTTTTGAACTTTCCGGCCGTGATCTGCCGGCAGATAAGGCCGAGGCGATTGGCGTTCAGGCCATGGCCGAAGCTGTGCTGATTGGCTGGTCCGGTGTCAAGGATAAGCAGGGTCAGGATCTGCCTTATTCGGTTGAAAATGCGATCACCCTGCTGACCGATCTTAAGCGCTTCCGCAATCTGATTGTGGCCGCCGCCACGGAAGCGGAAAACTTCAAGGCCAAGGCATTGGAAGCAGCGGCGGGAAACTAGAAGCTGTCGCCCGATGGTGGGCGCGCTGGGGCGACAGCTTAGACCAGTTAAACGCAAGTCTTGATGATGGCCTGATCCCAGGCGCTTTGTTGGAGCGCCCGGATCTTTTTCCGGGCGTTGCCCTTTATTGGCGCGCGTTTAACGAGCTTTCAACCGATCGGCCCCTGGGCGCCATGGGCGGCCGGGGGCCGATCCCCTGGACCGCCATCAGCGAATGGGCAAGGCGGCATCATCTGCCGGATGGCGAGTTTGATGATTTCGTAACCCTGGTCCGTGCGGCGGATAATGCCTGGCTGACCGAAATGGCCGCCCGCGACCGCGAGGCGGCTAAAAAATAGGGAATGTATGTGACAAAACAGCCTAATTGGGCGGAATGTGACGGCTTGATAAGGCATCTACCGATAGTTTCTCTTGCAATTATGCACAGGAGTCACCCAAATTCAGGTGGCAGGAAACCTTGCTGATGCCCGGCCTGGCGTCACTCAGGAACGGCGCAAGGCAAAATATTTACCTTTGGCGAGCAAAAATGGCAGGTAATTATCAGGCGATTGAGACTTTTTGTTGACATGTGTCATCGACAATCGTCTAAATTGCAAAAATAACCAGGGAACGGCCACATGGTTTTGCCGCAAGAAAAATCGACCGAACTTCTTAATCAAATCATCGATTCAGATTTTGAGTCTGGGGCGGCTTTACGAGCAATGTTGATGCAGCAAGCTGCAATTTTAAAACGATCTCAGCCTGGAACATTGGCGCCGCGTTTAATTATCGCGATTGGGTCACTAAGAAATGGCGATAGAAGTGCGGTTGATGCCGAGAAAGAGGCAATAGCGACCTTGGCCTATTCTGAAAATCTTGACATGACCATTAATGCCGTAAAGGTTTTAACGTCATTATGTGATCATCGGGCGGCAAAAATTGCGAAAAGCATTATGAATGACGGGCATGCCTTGGATGCCAATCAGTTTACGATTTGCTTTGCGGCGATTGCCATGTTTTGTTCGGCGTCTGAAATCCGTCAATATGCCGACCATCCTTCCGATGCACCTGCGTTTTGCGCTCAGTTTTTGAAGGCGCTTGATTCGCATGAGCTAAGTGAATTGTGGGGTGATTTTATGCGGGCATTCCGTGAAAAATTTGCTCCGATTTTGTGTGATTTTGGTCTGTATGCGGAAGATGATGACGAAGGTTGCCGCATTTGGCTGCGCACAGTGGTGACTGGGGATTCAGTGACACGACGCACATTGCGGCGTGATGTGAATAAAGCATTTTCAAAAATTTGCATCGATCATGGCTTGTCACCCGGCTCGTGGATTTCGGGTTTAATTGTGGATCCATATGCTGCGCCAAATTTTGCAGGCGTGGAAGCAGCATGAGACTGGCTGAAGAATTCCTGGCTGAAGCAAAGGACCTGGCAAACACCTGTCATTCAAATGCATTTCGCAGGCGCACGGCTGTCTCTCGAGCGTATTACGGCGTTTACCATGGATTATTGCGCAAGGCCGTTAGCCTTGGTTACCAAATGCCCGCCAATCAGTCTAAGCACGTTGCCCTCATCAATTGGTGGAAAATTTTTGACGATGCGGGCCGAGAATGGGCCACAACCGCAACTTGGCTGAAAGAGCGTCGTCAAAAAGCAAATTATGGTAACGGATTTTCGTTAACAGCATCTGATGTCAAAGACGTTATTGAGCAATCCGAAGAGTTGTTGGCTGAATTGTCAGAAACCTGATTGTTTTATTTATCGGGCCAATTGATCACAATAGGCCGGGCGGGGCTGATAGGGCGATAAAAACCCCGCCGTGCGGCGGATAATGCCTGGCTGACCGAAATGGCCGCCCGCGACCGCGAAGGCGGCGAAGAAATAGGCTTTCGTCTTCTTGTTGTAAACGTCGCGATCTTTGGTAGGGTGGCGCCTGGCCAAGGTACCAAAGGAGCGTGAAATGGACGACATTGCAAATGAGCGGCAACAATCAGTCTATTCAAGTGAATTTAGACGGACCAAGACCATAGAAAAGGACGAGCGTATCGCCCATGCGCTCGAATTTATTGCTTACCGGTTGGGTAAGATTGACGACAAGCTGGGTGAGCTGCTGGCTAAGAAAGACCTGCTCAATAACGCCTAGCCTGGATTTAAGGTTTAGCCGGCTGATCACAATAAGCCGGGTGGGATGTTTAAAACGGAACGTGTTTGATCCAATTCAGGCTGTCGATATAATCTTCAACCGCCAATAATTTAGCCCGATCGTTTGCCGTCGGCATTGAATCGACAATCTGTCCGATAAGCGCACGGGCAATGTTGACCAATTGCCCATTGGGCAGGCTTTCGCGTTCCATGGCCATGCGGTTCAATAAGTCATCCGTCGCGGCGCCAAGGTCGCGAAACTGGGGTCGGCGCAATTTGACGCCATCTTCAATAAAGGTCACGCCGGCCCGTTCCAGGGCGCGGTTTAGCCTGACGACAGTTACACTATTAGCCTTTAAATCGCCCGTTCCAGCTTCCAGGCGTTTTATGGACGGCACCGAAATTTCGGCTTGGTCAGCCAATGTCTGTTGATCCATGCGCACAAGCGCGCGGGCTGCCCGCAACTGTTCAGCACTAGATAAAGATGTCTTGTGATCCATTAAGATTATTTGATCCAAAGGTATTGACAGAACGATGTATCATACGATGCTTTTGTATCACGGTCACATCAATGGAACAAATCAAATGTCCCTCAAAGCCGAAACTTTAACGCGTCCGTCTGCAGAAGACTTAATTGCCGGTATCGCCAAGATCATGGGTGATGATGATCAGGGCCGTGATTTTGGGATTGCGCTGGTCAAGCGCGGTCAGGAAATCGGCCTCTGGCATCTATCCGGCTTTTGCGTCGTTACCCGCCAGGATGAAGGGTGTGAATATCTGGCCCTGCAAGAGTGCTGGACCGATCCGTCCCCATCCCCAACGCCCGAAACCAGACACTAATTCCCTCCGGCCAAGAGGGCAATGAACACAACCCCCTTTCCGGACTTCATTGGTCCCGGTGGTTGTGAAAACGACACCCGACGTGTTCCGGGGCTTGGCCGCGCCGGGACCAATGGAGACTTAATATGACCCTTAATTTGCACACGATTTCTGAAGGGGCATCTTCTGCCGCGACCCGGCCGGATTTTGCCGCCCCTGAAATTCAGGTTTTTGACTTCGAGGATTGTGCGGTGCGAACTGTTACCGGTCCGGACGGCAATTGGTGGTTTGTCGGCGCTGATGTATGTCGGGCTTTAACGATTGGAAACTCGCGTGACGCGCTATCGCGGCTCGATGAAGACGAAAAGGGTGTCGGAATTACCGACACCCTTGGCGGCCGCCAGCAGATGACCATCATTTCCGAACCCGGCCTTTACCGGCTGATCTTCACCAGCCGGGTTGATGCGGCTGAACGGTTTAAGCGCTGGCTGGCCCATGACGTGCTGCCAGCCTTGCGCAAAACCGGGCGCTATGAAATGCCGCATCTGGCCGATGGCGATGATGCGCCGGATATTATGATTCGCCCGGCGGTCGATGATAATTGACCTTGGCCGGCATGAGCCTGGATCGGATTAATTCCGGCCGCGAATTGATTCGCCTGTCACTGCGTTTGTTTGGCCGCGATCACGCGATAAAGCTTTGGCAGAAAATTGAACTGCCCGGATATGATCTGATCCCGCGGGCACAATTGAATATTGACGATCAAAGTGGCGCGGATGCCATGGCAGTTTTGCGCCACATGCTGGGCCGCCCGATCCCCGGAATGGATCTGACAATTGGGGAAGCATTAAATCAGTTGGATGGTGACGACGAATTGCGCCGCAAATTGCTGCGGATGGGCATTCGGGCAGAAGACGGCATTTTGGTGGTCAGTCTGGCCGATCAAGTTTGGGGCGCCTGGTTTGCGCATACGCCCTGGGCCAAGGGCTGGCGGCGCGTCATCCGCTGTCTGCCGGGCATTGGCCGCCGCCGGTCGGTTTATTTCACCGATAATTTCACATCCTGGTCGATCGATGTCCCAATGTCCCGCGTGGATGATATATTGGGAGAGAGTTAGAGGCCCTTCGTTCGCTCAAGCCGTCCGCGTCTCTCT